CATAAGGATTGACTGCTCCTGCCGCCGTTTTGAGCGCCGTTGTTGCGAGAGTTGCCATCTGCTGTACTGCGTCTTTCTTTTCAGCGTCCGACAGCTCAAGCCCATTGATTTCAGCAGCGTTGCGCTCGAATGTGCGCCTGATAATATCGCCCATATCAGTGACAGACGCAGCGTTTGCTCGGTTAATATCCTGCTGTGACAAAAACCGCGCAAGGCTTATACCGCGCCCACGCCCAGTTTCTCCGGCTCCAATGCCGCCACTGGCTCCGCCTCTACCGCCCATTACTCTACCTCCTGTTGTCCTTCGGTCGTCATGTCCTGCATCTTCGGCAGCGCCGCCTTTGCGGTGGCTCGTTCATCCACTTCATGCGGAATTCCCAATCGTTCATGATGCCTGCGCTGAGAAGCTGCATATCGCGCAGGAAGTCCGTCTGCTTGTCCTCGATGATTGAATCGTCAAAGTCAACGGAAATCTGCACTTCTTCATTCAGCCCGGCTTCCATGTACCTGTTCCCCATGCGGAGCAGCGTCCTGCAAAGCTCTGTGATTGCCTGTTCAAGCAAAATCTCATGCTTCTTGATCGTTCGGAACATGGTGCTGTTCTCGCTGATAACCTGCGTCGCTGTAGCAATACTTCCCTGATCGAACTTGTAATGATTTTCACCGAAGCCGCACTTGCTGGACAGGACATTCAACATATCCTGCATGCCGGTGTTGAACTCCGCCGTCCGCAGCGACATATCGACCTGCTGCAAGATGTTGCCGTTGCCGCCTCTGTCCTCCGGAAGTACATAATAAACGGTCTCACGCTTATCAAACACTGGCCGGCCGTCAATGCTCTTGGTTGCCTCCGGCTGCACCACAATGCGCTTCTTGCCCAACACAAATTCGTTCACATAGCTATCATAGGTGATGTCAACGCTCTTGAGCTGGTCAATGGCATATGCAAACACAGCCACGCCAAGTGGGTTATTTTCATCGGAGTTTGCGATATTCAGCCTGTCAATGACGAACTGAGGCCTGTCGCTCCCTGTGTGTACAACAGGCGGAATTGTTTCAAATCCCTTTACACTGGTCAGAGGGACTTCTTCGGAATCATACAAATGGTTCTCGATGTCGTACTCGCCGCCGTTCAGCCTGTGAACTTGAATATATGTGTACTCTGTATCGTCCACCTTTTTTGTAGAGGCAAACGCACACTCTCTGATGATTCCATTGTCCCACGTCAGGGGATAAATGTTCGTCGCGCTGACGTAGTTGATACGGATGCGGCCAGGATCAACAATTTCGGAGGTATCCGGATTGATGGACATTCCCTCAATGACCGGAACATACGCGACGGTGCCAAGCGCTGCCTTGCGCTCCTGCGATTCGTTTGCCTTGACCTCCCAGTTGTTTTCCGAGAGAATCGTGTCTACGAACTCCTGCTCCTTCTTCCCCTCGAGCGTGATGTTTACCCGCTCGTTCATCAGCAGGTTTGCCCAGTCCTCGCAGACCTTTTTCGCCATGCTTACGGAATATCTGTGGCATTCCAATTCTTCAATGCCATTCCATACCGTGTAACTGTGAAAGTCCTCGACATTCCCTTTGTACCAGTCTCCCCACACGCCGATCAGCTTGTAGAAATCAATGCCAACTGTATCGAAGCCCAGCTCCTTTAATGCTCTGCGTATGTTCACTCTTTCACCGTCCTATCATATGCCCGGCGCGTTCCAGGTCTTTGTAATAAGGCTCTATGCTGTACTCAAACGCATCGAGGCTGTCAATATCGGATGTCCCATCGTCAAGACGCTCGTCCTCGAACTTATCCGGGTCATAAATTGCTGATTGGAACGCATCGATCAAATGCGGGCAGCTCCGTGAAACCTTGAGCCTGCCTTGCTTCATCAGAAGCACGACAAGCCTTATTCTGTCCGTGATCTGCATTTTCAGCGCGTTCTTGACTTGGGTACCCAGCCGGAGTTTTTGTGCCGTGTGATCTAAACCTCGTATAAGCACCGTTTCCGCGCTATCCGCTCGTGTCTGGCTGTAACCATACTTTGATGTTATCAGTTGACAGAACGTAGCAAAGCGCCGGTTTAACGCATCTGGGTCAATCTCTTCGTTTTTGATGTATTCTTCTTCCAACGCCACAACCCGGAAATCCCTTGTAATCCCGGTGGCTTGAAATTTCGTTGCAGACTTCGTTCCACCGAAGTCAACGCCAATGGAAATAACAGAGAACTTTGTGCCGTTTTCTTCCGTCCATTTTATAGGATCATCAATCAGATACTTTGCCGTGTCGTTGGCAAAGTCCTTGTAAACAATACCCTCCGCAGCTACCCAAATCCCACGGATGTAGCGATCATAATAAACGGTTCCTTCGTACTCGCGTTTCAGATTTTCTACAAACGCAGGCGGCAAAAAGGGGTTATCGTCTATCGTGTATGTTTGGCTGAAAATGTCCGCGTCACTGTCCAAGAATCTTTTCAGCCAGTGGTTCGGATACTGCGGATTGTATGTCCCATCGAAACAGGAGTATTCTTTGTCAAGGCGGCTTTTCAGCAGCGCGAATACTTCTTCCGACCAGTCAGCTACTTCGTCCCCATAGCAATATTTAATTGACGCACCGCGAATCTTGGAAACTTGGGAAACCTTCTCCGCTCCGAGGCAGTAACATTTCTCTCCGAAGATCCATGCAGTATTGTCGCTTGAGATCGTGCCGACAAGCTCGTCCCCGTAAATGTTCCGCATCGGCTCCAGCACATTTCGCTCAATCGTGGATTTTGTTACGCCGAGAATGACGGCCAGGCCATCTTTTCCGATTCGCTCACGAATCCGGATCGGTATGATCCATCGAAAATCGAGGTAAGTCTTCCCGCTGCGTGTTGCACCGCCCTTGAAGCCCCATCTGTGCCCGGCGCTTTTCAGCACATATTCACGTTGCTTCGGACTTAACAGCATCTTGGAACTCCTTCAGCATCGAATCAAGCTTCTCCATTGTCGTCCTGTTGCGGTCGGAAGCAGCTGCGTAGCGTTTCATAAGACTGTCACCGGCTTTCAGCCGGTCGGACAGCGATGCGTCCATGCCGAACTGGTCTTTGACCTCCCCGCGCATGACCGCAGTGTAAAATTTCAGAATTTCGTTAGAATCTGCGACAAGTGCAGCCTCTTGTTCGTCCAGCCTGCGCTTTATATACGCAGAAATAGCTGGTTTTGACAGGTTTTCTGCCGCAATCACTCTGCATGATGTTTCTTTGTACCCGGCCTTTTTCGCTGCTTCTGTCGCGTTCCCGGATTTCAGATATTCTTCGCAGAATCGTCTCTGCTTCGGCGTAAGCTTTTCATCCGCCATCGCTGTAAAGTCCGGCCAGCAGCTTCACCACATCCGCAATCTGGTACGTTTCCAGCAGAGTGACGTTCTTCGGCTTTTCATCAGGTCGATATTCGTAAACCATGTATTTCGTCACCATCCTGTCATTTTTCGCGGAATAGGTCTGCATTTGATTGATTTTTATTTTGATTCCGTTGTACAAGAGCGCTGTTTGCAGCTTGTGTGCAAGGGCGCGCAAACTCGCCATAGCCGCTCCTTTCTGCCTCATTCTTTCGTTCTCGTGTCTCCGTGTGTGAATAAATATATTTATTCACACCGGAGAACACGAGAACAGGAGGAGGAGGTTTCCGCAGAACGCTGCGGTGCCGATAAAAAGGGGCGTAGAGTTGATCCCTACGCCCTTATAGTAAATGTTAAATTTGGCTCTGGGACGCAGACTTTTTCATAAAAGCCCCCTTTTTTGCCCCACAAGGCGAATAAATTGCCTGTGCCATTCCTGCGCGGTGCGTTCGGACACATAAACCGCCATCGCGGCGCCCTGTAAGGTGTGTGTACGCTTCCAAAGAACCAAGTCTATGAGCCGGAGTCGCTCCGCGCCGTCAACGAGCTGTTCCGTCTCCGCGATTGCATCCGCAACGGCAGCGCGCTCGGCCTTCGTCATCAGCCCGCCGCCCTTATAGCTGCGAATCATCCATTTTGCATAGGCCCACCAGCCGTATCGCGGCGTGCTCATTTGAAAACTCCCGCGTCTTCATCGTCATACTTCGCACCCTTAATCTGTTCCATCGTCTACGCCCTCCATCATGGCCTTGATTTCTGCGGCATTTGCCTTGATAATGTCCAGCACGATATCGCTCTGGATATGGTGGGCAAACACGGCCTTGTCCTGTGCGTCCGCATTGTAATAGCCCGTAAGCGTATTGCCCGCTTCCGTTTTTGCCACAATCGCGATTGCAAGCGGCTTGGATTTATAG